GCTACTGATGTTAGCCATGTTAATATTTACTTAAGTAAAGAAATTGCTTCAACGGATACTGAAGCAACAATAACTGACCTTCGTTTGACTAGGTCGATACCTGTTTCTCAATGGGGAGATACGAATGTCGCTAATACTTCTTGGGTACTAAGTAGATTACCGGGACAGCAACTACCAGCCAACACTAACACTGTTACAGGTATTAGTCTTTCTGGTGGATTAGACGGACTTCCATCAACTAGTGCAACTACGGCTGAAAAAGATGCACTTTATATTGGCAAAGTAAAGGACGCTGTCCAAGAAGCTAGTGGGTTACAGATCTTTAGAGACACTGAAACTACAGACATAAGTCTTTTAGCAGTGCCCGGTGTATCTACTGCTTCAGTTGTTACTACTTTAATTGATGTGGCTGAAAAAAGAGGTGATTGTGTTGCACTAGTAGATCCACCTTCTAAAGGAGGTCCAGACGGTGCCGGTACTGGTGGTATTAAAAGCGCTGACGGTGTCATTAAGTGGCACAACGGTGTTTCAGGCCTAGTCGATGCGCCAACAACTTCCCTGAACTCTAGCTACGCCGCACTCTTTTGGCCATGGGTTCAGATCATGGATGGTCTAAATTCTCAAAAGCTTTACATCCCACCTTCAGGAATTGCTGCTGAGGTATTTGCTCAAAGTGATTACGCTAGCGAGCAATGGTTTGCACCGGCAGGTTTAAACCGTGGCACTGTAAAGAACATCCTTCAAGCTCAATTCCGTCCAACTTTAGGCGAGCGCGATGCAATGTACTCACAGGGCAATGCAATCAATCCAATTGCAACTTTCCGGGGTTCAGGCGTTGTCGTTTGGGGACAGCGTACTCTACAGCGTCTTCCAACAGCATTGGATAGAATTAATGTACGACGCTTACTTATTTTCTTGAGGAGGGTAATTGACAGAGCCGCTGTTGGTCTTGTCTTTGAACAAAATGATTCGACCATGTGGCGTAAGTTTAATAACATCGTCAGCCCGATTCTTGACGGGGTAAAAGCTCGTCGTGGTATTGTTGATTACAGAGTCGTGATGGACGAAACAACTAACACGCCTGATATCATTGAGCAGAACCAAGCTGTTGGTGACATTTTTATCAAGCCCACCAAGACTGCCGAAATCATCATCTTGAATTTTATTGTGACTTCGCAGACTAGTGATTTCACTGAGACGACAACGACCGGCTCTCTTTAATATAAAAAATTACGGGGTATAAGTCATGCCACTATATACAAGAGCAACTCAACATTTAGCCACGCAGTCCGGCGGGTTTGAACCTCAAAGACAACATAACTGGTCCTTCGAGGTTTCTGGTATCGGCGGTGACGCCGACTCGCAAGTACTCGCCCTCTCACTCGTGCAAGGTTTTTTACCTACAGGTTATAACGAAGAAGTTCCTATCCCATATGGTAACGAAATTGTGTACGTTGCCGGTCCGGCTCGTTGGGAGCCCGGTGGTTTAATCTGTCGAGACTTTATTGACAAGGACGTTGCTGGTCAGTTGCTTGAATGGCGTCGTCAAGTCTACGACCCTGCAACTGGTGCGATTGGTCTTGCATCGAGTTACAAAAAACAAGCTAGTATTATATTATTCCCGCCTAACTACGACGAATCTGCCGGTGCAACAAATACGGAGTTTCAGCGTCAATGGAAACTTTTAGGGTGTTGGCCAATTCGTGTAAATGCTGCTGCTAACGGGCTTGACATGACATCGCCTGGTCAAGTTATGATTGAATTAGCGATCAGGTACGATAGAGCAGAAGCACTTCTGTAAAAATTGTTTGATTAAAGGAGAAAGCTTCTATATTGCTTTTTCAAATAAGAGGGCCCTGCTCTGATAAGTAGGGCCCTCTTTATTTTATAACTGTTAACCATAGGCCTGTAAGGAGATAACTGTGGATAGAGAAATTTTCGGTTTAGGTTCTGAAGTTACGTTACCATCTAAAGGGATACTTTACGATGGTCAGGTCATTGGCGGCAAAGTTCAAATCATGCCAATGACAACTCGTGAAGAGAAAATGATCGCGTCTGCCGGTACTAATGCTGGGATGTCGATTATTGACACATTAATTAATCGTTGCGTTGAAGGCGCGGGCACCATGAAAGCGGATGACTTTCTAGTAGGTGACCGCGCCTATTTAATTATGGCGATCCGCGCTGTATCACTTGGAGAAGATTACGAATTCGCTCTTCAGTGCGAAGGGTGTAACACCAAGTCCCGACACGAAGTTCAGATACCTGAAGATCTTTCAGTTATTTATTTAAAAGATGAGTTTGAAGAGCCTATTAAAGTAGAACTTCCGTACTCCAAGTGGGTCGTGAAACTAAAGCTGCTCAGAGGTAGTGATGAAAAAGACATCGCTCGTTTCTCTGAGAGGGCTTATCGAAACACTAATGCAAAGAAGCAAGGTGACCCAGTTTACACGTACCGCATTGCCAAACAGATCGTTTCGATTAACCCAAACCCAGAGGATGAAGAGGCAGAGATTGTTAACTCTGACCTTGAATCCATGAAGCAAATCTGTGAGTTGTATGAGAAGCTCCCTGCCAGGGATGGAGTGGCTATCCGAAACGCTCTTTCAGAGAATGATTGCGGTGTAGATACTGATATTGAGTACCGGTGCCCCAAGTGTGGATACAGCGGAGTAATGATGCTGCCAATGCAGATTGAGTTTTTTCGTCCCGGCGGGAACCGAGGCGTCCGCTATTTATGAGGAAGAATTCGCCTTGGTCTACAATGTCCCCGGAATTACTTATGGAGATGTTGAAGGAATGCCACCTTGGGAAAGGAAGGCATTTTTAGAGTTATTATTAAAGCAAAGAAATATTGAAAAAGAGCAACATGAAAAGGCAAAAGGTAATGTTTCAGGAAAGCCTGCTGATGGCTTTACGTCTGGTAGGAATGACTTAATGAGGCCCTCTATGAAGGGTGAGGCGTATGGAGCAAAAGATCCTAGAGACCGCATTAGGGGTGGGCAACCTGCCAAATTTGTGCCGGGCCCCGGAACAGGCCCGCCAAAAAGGACTTCTACAGTGAAAACAGAAAAGGGGCCGTCTCAGGCCTCTTAAGTACACCTATAGGCCCCTAGTAACTGTTATTATAGGTGTACAAAGGTTTGTGAGTTTTTATGGCTAATGGCGTAAACGTTACTGATAAAGGGATGCAGTTCCTTGTTAGTATTGATGGCTCTGAAGCAATGAGCCAGTTGCGTCAACTTCAGACCAGTATGAAGGGCCTCGCGACCGAGATTGAGAAATCGGTTGGCTTAACTCAAAAGAACTTCAATAAGACCTTCGATTCTTTAGGTCAGTTAGTAAAAGAACTTGATAAGAACCCCGGTGTAGGTATCCCCGGAGCAGCATCTAAAGACGCTAGCAAATTCGCTCAGAAGCTCAACCAAGAGCTAGAGAAACAGCGTAAGAAGATGAACGAGGGCTTTGTTCAGGCACGTCAAGGCATTAGTGACCTCAACAAAGAGACTAACATGTTCAGCACTTCGGTTGAGAGCCTTGGTGATGACATCGAAGATGTTAACGACAAGCTCTCTGACATGATTGACTTCGGCCCTAAGTTAAAGGGCCTCGCGGCTGGCCTTTTAGCTGCTTTTGGTATTGAAGCTCTTATTGAACAAACCGTCGAGCTTGACGAGCAATTATTCCAATTAGGTCAAAGATTCAACAAGACTAAAGACGAAATTTTTGACTCCTCTCAAAAAGCTGCTGCGGGTGTTAACTCGACAGCGTCCGCAATGAATAATCTTTTAGCTATTTCAGCTGATGCGGGTAACAACAACTTAGAGCTAGCTACTAGCTTTGGTGAATTATCTACAAAGATGGGACAAGTTTTTGGTGTTGAAGCACAGAAAGCACAGTCAACACTAGAGGCCCTTAGGCAAAAAGGATTAGTCACTACTGAGGAGTCGGCTAAGTCTCTCGGTGATAGTTTTGTAGTTATTAGACAGCAATTTGGTACTAGTTTTGATCAGATGGCTGAGTCTATTGGAAGGAACTCAGAGGCCCTCTCTAAAATGAGAGAGAGCATGATTAAACTTGGAGAAGATCCAAAGGTTGCTGAAGAAGCTGTACAAAACTTAGGGAACCAGTTACTCGTCATAGAGAGTACCTTCAGAGAAGTAGGTGGGGTGTCAAATGGTGTGGCACAAGACCTCACGAATGCGCTTGCTAATCTAACCATAGAGCCTTTAAACGTAAGTTTTAATCAATTTAAGGCAATCCTTGGTGCCGTCGATGGCGATTCTAGGAAACTGTACGATGGCTTAAGCAAGCTGGCCAAGGGCGATGCAACCGGGATGGTTAAGCTGCTCGATCAGATGGATGAAGGTACGCAAAAACTAGTACTTAATATGCCAGCTGATCACCTTCAAAAGTTATTTGGTGGCTCTATAGATGACGTAAAAGCTTTGATCGGCGGTATCCAACGCATGAAGGAAAATGGCACATCTCTTACACATGAGATGGAAGAGTACAATAAACGCATGGCCGAGGCCAAAGAAAGAGGAGAAATATTAGATAAAGTCTGGAGAGAGTGGGGTAACACCGTAGGGGGTGCTTGGAACAAAATCTTCACAAAAGTTGTTCGAGTATTTGAATCAATTTCTAATATTGTTAGGGAGCCGTTAGCAGACTTTTTAAATGGCATTGATGCCGCATTTGAAATCGTTGGTAAAATAGCAGATAAATTTAATGAACTGCCGGGTATTCTCAAAGGAATTGGTGCCGCTATAGCAGCTGCTTTTAGTGTGGGCGCAATATCAAAATTTGCTGGTGCACTTGGTAAGCTTCCGGGTGGGGGTGCGTTAGTAAAAGGCCTTGGCATGGGGTCTAAGACAATCACGGAACAAGTCCCCATCCCCGGAAGCTCTTATGTAGGTTTACCTGAGGATGCTGTTAGAACTGTTACTAGAGAAGCTACTTTTCGTGAGAAGGCTAGAATGAATCTCAGAAGAGGTGCTAAGCTTGGAGGGGCTGTTGGTCTCGGTATGGGGGCGCTTCAGGCCGCTGGTAGTATTAGAAGTACTTTTGAAGACCCGAAAGCTACCGAAGAAGATAAATTTAGCGCAGTTGGTGGTGGTGTTGGCATGGCTGTCGGCGGTGCCGCAGGTGGTGCGTTAGGTTCTGCTTTTGGCCCAATAGGCACAATGATAGGGGCCCAAGTAGGTGCAACTCTTGGTGAGAGCCTTGGTTCAAGTCTAGGGGAGTGGGCTGCTGGTGTAGACTGGGAGGGTATGTTTAAAAGTGCTAAAGAAACCATTATTAGTATAGCTGATTGGATTCAGGAGGGGGTAACTAAAGGCATTAACGCAACACACGAATTTTTTGACAACGTCAAGGACAAACTAATAGAAACTTTCAAAAGCGTCGTTGATTGGATAGTCGAGAACATTCAAAAAATTCCGGGTTTCGGTACTGCCATGGCGGTCACTGAAAAGGCGATGGAGGCTACTGGGGCTGTAGTTGATACTGCTGGGAGTATAATCGACAGTGTAGCAGGTTTCTTTGGGTCTGGAGAAGAGGAAAAGGAAGAAGAAACAAAACCGCGCACACCACCTGCTACACGGGCTGATGGTACTACTAAAGAGCGACCTTTAATTGACCCTGATACCGATGAAATCCTTGGTTATGAAGACGCTGAAGGAAACGTTCGTGAAACAACTGACACTCAATTCGCTAGCCTCTCTGAGCCATTTGCGCGACCGAGGCGCAACCGTGCGAGGCGCGGCGGTCGAGGTAACCGTGCTTTAGGCCAGACACAAGACAGGCCTCAAGAGAAGATGACGGAATACGCCTTCCTTGAGAGGGATGAAGAGTCTGGGGCGATGCGTCGGGTTACAAAACCAATCGCTGAGGGGACATTCAGTAGTAAAGAAGAAATCCTTGCTTTAAGGTCAGACCGTGAAAAAATGATAGCGGAGCATCGAAGTAAAAGCGGATTGCAGCAGGTAGATGGGACTTCAGAAAACTCCGAGTTGATTGAAGCGATGAAAGGTGTCCAATCAGCTGTAGAAAATCAAACGTCAACCCAAGTACGCATTGCTGAAAGTCAAAATAATGCAACTAGGGTTGGAGGGAACCCATCTGCTACTGCCACTCAGCTACAACATATGGGTAATGGGGCTAACTGATGTCGGACAGATCAATTTCTTTTGGCCCAATTACGTTCACGGTATCAGATAACGACGATGCTTTCTTACTCGATTTAACTACCGGCGACCGTATTAATTTTAAATACATGCCCCAAATGTTTACTGAAAGTAAAACTGCAAACTATCAAAACACTCCTATCTTAGGTAGATCAGAGCCGGTACTTGGTTATGCTGGTTCGAGTCCGAGAATTTTTAATATTCCCCTTACTTTTGCTGCTACAACGGACCCTAAAGCAGATGTAATAGACCCAATACGTGTTGTTCGGAGTTGGGTCTACCCTGATTATAGTGAAGCAAATACACCGAAAGTCCCCCCGACGTTGGTATTGCAAGTTGGTGCTTGGCTAAGTAGTCGATGTGTTTGTACCCGTGTAGATGTGAGGTACCATGGCCCTTGGGGCAAAGCACCTACATCGTCTCAAGAGTTCCCTGTTTTATCAGCAGCAATAGAGTTTTTTGGTATAGAAATCGGTGGCTCTATTGATCCGGGGGAGATACTAGACTACGTCCCACCGGGATTTGACGTGCCACTATCTTTTCTACTAACTGATTCTATGTACCCCTTTTGGGCACAAGTTGATGTGTCACTACAAGAAACTAACTTAAATATTGCAGGATCTCCTCCGGGGACTAGAGAAGTTAGAAATGCACAAGATCGTTACTTAAACAAATCTGAGGGCGGTTTAATAGGCGCAGCGTTTGATTTAATATTTTAGTTAAGGTTATATTTTGTCGGATAAACAAAAAGTCTCTGCTGCTTGGAACCTAGCACTACCTAAAACTTCTAGGTTTCAAAGGAGTTCTTTATACCTTGAGCTTGGGCCCTCTTATGGTAGATTTCCATATAACAAGTACTCATTTCCACCTTCAAAAGAAGATACTTTTCATAAAGTTCAAGCAGGGCAAGAGTATAGGTTGGACTTAATTTCATTAGAAAAGTATCAAAGCCCTCTTCTGTGGTGGGTAATTGCTTTAGCTAATGAGATTAAAAACCCGATAATGGAACCTGAAGTAGGTCGTATGCTACGTGTGCCTTCTTTTAGTAGGGTGTATGGTATTATTGGTGGGATGTTCTAGTAACCATGAGACGTGCCGACGCCGCATCAAGGGCTTTAATCGAAAAAGAAGCCAAAGCGAATGGATTAGATCCTGACTTTGTAGAAGCTGTATTCCTGCAAGAAGGTGGAACTGCGAACGTTTATAATTGGGACGTAAGCCACTACGCCCATGGCCCAATGCAGACTAGCTTAGCGGCTGCTTATGATGGCGGGTACTCACCTACGGATTTAGTTCGAGATCCTCTTCGTAATGCAAATTACTCTCCTGCATTAGCTAGCCCTGAGTTGTCAATAAAGTACGGTACTCGGTACTTAGCTCAGCGCGGGCCGATTGTTGGATGCTCTAGTGGTGATTACCCGTGTTACTTAGCTGCATATAACGCAGGGAATATCATAGGGGTGACTGCTGGGGGTTATAAAAATCAAGCTTACGTAGACTCAGTTTGGGAAAAATACAGAGCAATAAAAGGTGGTTCCTTGCCCGAACAACCAACTCCACCTGACCCAAGTGTGATGCCGATAAGAGATGCTTTTCCTTGTACTTTGTTAGATGAAAGTCTTAAGAATCAAACCTCTGCTGAATCTGACAAGGCAACGCCTGCTTATATCCCAAGATCTCCTTACTCTCCTTACGTATCAATCAAGTACACAGGTAAAGAAGGTGGAAGTATGGAGCTAGCAGCAGGTTCTGATGGTCGTCCAAAGTGGCTAACTTATTTTGAATTTCATGAAAGACTCGGTGGACTAGCCACGGCCCGCGCACGCTTATTTGATACAGGTGGGGACATTATAGTTGAGGCGGTTAGTGGTTCCTCTACAGTCAATCAAGACTCTGTGGGTAATCCTCAATACGACCCAGACGTTGCTATAAGAACTGCTGCCTCTCAGTTTAACGCACTAGATAACGTTAAACTAGTTTTTGGTTATGCGCCCTCAGTAGAAGAATCAATAAACGACGAGAGCATATTTGGTATCATTTTTCCGGGCAGTATGGGCGAGGAAGAAAGAAGAATAGATCCTCTAGCTAAATTAGTCGCACCTCGTAGAGAAATGTACTTACAAAACTACCAACCTAGATTTTTAGGTTATGGTGTAGAGATAGACTTAGTATTTGCAGACGCTTCCGCGATTGCGGGTTTAGAAAGTAAAACAAGAACCTACACTAAAGAAGAAACCAATAATAAAGAAGGTAAAGTAATCGCCAGTGGGCAGCAAGGTGGTGGAATCCCTACCGGCGATAATTTAGGTATCGTTGAGACAATATGTAAAGAACACGGGTGGCAGGTCTGCTCTGAAAAAACAAAAAGGCTACAGTCTTACGATGCTTTAGACAGCAATACTAAAATAGACAGACCTGTAGTACAATCAGGTAAGGATGATATTACCTTCATTAGAGAAACACTCGCTCCGAATGCTGAGTCTGAACAAAGCGACTCTTCTGCTTATAACGCCTTTTTAGATAGCTCTACGCAACCCTCTACTCTTCATTTTCACCCACCAAACTTAGCATCGCCTGCCTCACGTTCTTATTATTATACTCGATCTAGAAATGGGACCGTATTAAGATTTGAGCCTGTCGTCAATGGTCAATTAGTAGCTCTTTTCGGTGGCGTGACTTCCGTTCTCGCTGGTACTGATATGGTCAGTAATGAGCCCATTTCTTCGACTGCTACACCCGGTGACTCAAACAGCAATACATTGCCGGGGACACCTTTACCTGAAGAGACTGAGTATCAAGAAGATGGACCAGAAGGGCCTGTGAAAAAAACAGTTGCTCCAAAGGTGTATCGAAGCAGCGCCGATAAAAATACCGGTGAACAGAAGGGTGCTGCTCAATCATTCAGGCAATCAGGTTCATTAGCTGCCTTGTCTGCACAGATGGTTGTCTTAGGTGATCCGACTATCCGTGCAGGTGTCACTATTGATGTTTCAATCGAGGTGTTTAACCCCGCAGGTTCTGGTGATGCTTTGGGTTGGGATTACCTAGTTGATTCGACTCAAGGTATCCTTGGATCTATATTTCTTAATAGACCTGAAGCTCCAAAAGAACTTTATTCCGCACGCGGGCTACACTACACTTCTGGTAAGTGGATGGTGATGGAAGTTAGACACGTAATACAAGGGGGAGAGTATTTAACGTATTTAGATTTAATGCGGAATACGTTACAGTCGCCCGGATTTACAAGCGGGAATGCTGTTTTAGATAATGGTACAGATTCTTTATCTAAAAGTAATGTTTCCAGCAATCTAAACACTAGGTAGAAGAGGCTAATATGGCTTTTTATCCATATACTTATGTAGCAACAAAAAATGTAAAACAAGCGCTTGTCCCAGCTAATGCTGTAAATATCTTTGTCTACGCTATTGGTCCTAACGGTGTAGGGTCTGGTTTACAAAAAAAAGTTTACACCAGTGTATCTGGAGACCTTCCAAGTCTTATCCCGCAGCCTTTAGTGACTGATGTTAACGGGCAGGTTCAATTTTACGCTGAGCCCGGTCGCATTAGAATAGACACAGTCATAGACGGTTCACTAACTGTATCCCACCACGACGTTATTGTGGACCAAGATAATATATTAGTACCGCACCCCAACACTTCGGTAACACCCGCACCAGACAGCGCAAACAAAACTTTTACGCTTATTTATCAACCAGATAATAATAAAGTTGCTGTTTATGTAAACGGAATACGTTTTAAACAAGTAAATTCGACTACAAATAGTGCCAACGAGTATACAGTCTCTGGTACCATTATTACTTTTGGTCAAGCGCCGACAACTGGTGACGTAATTATTGCTGATATCTGGAGACAGGGTTAATTGTGCCACTAGATCGAAATGATCCGAGCTTAGCGTCTCAGTTACCAGCTGCTGTAGGCCAAATAAAGAAAAGGTCTTCTAGCACAACCTCCGAAGGACTATACGAAGGCAAAGTAGCTTACACAGCCGATCCTCTTAATCTTGGCAGGGTGAAGGTAAGGATCCCGTTAAAGAATGACCTTACCGGGGTTCAATTACCGGGTTACCCAGAGAGTAGCGCTAAAGCTCCCGTGGAGGCATTACCTTGGGCATGGCCTTGTGCAATGCCCGGTACTTTTGTTGTACCTGAGGTCGGATCTACTGTAATAGTTGCTTTTCGGCAAGGTAATAATGAGTACCCTGTTTACTTAGGCGTCATTCACGCAATTTTAAATAAACAAGAGGTCTGGGGTGGAGATCCTAACGTACTTCAAAAAGATTTACCAACAAAAGCTAGTGTAACCAAAGACACAGAATTTGCTAGCAGTAGAGTTTTACCGCTCCCCGACAGTTCTGGTGACGTTGGTTCTAATTCATTGGCTTACTACAAGATGGAAGGCAACAACGCCCCAGAAGAGTCTTTCGCTAAAAGAAAAGAAACTGCTGAGCCTCTTGTCCGTGTTTATGCAAGCACCACTAGGGGCCACTCAATCTTTGCCGTAGATGAGGCTGAGAGCGAAGAGTTAACTATTGTTGACCGTTTAGGCCAAGGTTTACATTTCTTAAGTCCAGTTAATGAAGAAAAAAATAAAGGAAACTGGAATAGGCGGGGTGCAGGCACCCTTAGGAACAAAGGGACTGAGTCTGGAGATGAAAAACTTATTTACCAGAAGTGGGGTGACACTAAAGAAAAGTTGACTTCTTTCATTCCTTTTAATGAAAGAGATAACGTATACGCAGAGGCAGGCATTTTTTTGCAGGGTTTGTCTGATCAATCTTTCAATATGACGCCAGCTTACGGTAACTATGGTGGCGTTGCTGAGATTGACGCCGTTGGCGGGAAGATGTCTCTTCTTGGTGAGGGTGAGGTTATTGTAGGCCCACCAATACCTATTCTAGTAGGTGCGGGGGATGGGACAGATCAACCTCCGCTTGAGTTGTTGGCGCATGGGGCTACTGAGGGCAGTGCTATAACTCAAGCAGACTCTAACGCTAGTAATAACCCTAAAGAAGCGTTACCTGCTGGTGGTGTTTCAGTAGGAAAGATCGTTCCGGGTTCTGTAGCCATTTGGACTAATAGCGAGCCTGTCGATGTTGATCAAGGTGTAGAGAATGAAGCTTTAAATAATCCTGTTTTTGGTGCTGACGGTAGAAATAAGCCTGCACTTAAAAAGCAATTAGACTACCCAGACATTGTGCCGGGAACCTTAGTTCTAAATGCTACTGAAAGTATTGAGGTTCAAGATGAAGTCCTTGGAACCGGCGATGGTACCAATAGGCCAAGATTAAATAACTTTTCAGAGATTAACATCTCTAAAGGTTCAGTATTTTTAAAAGCTGGGGATCAAGGTCTTTTTGATACTGTCGGTGAGAACGGGGAAGGCACGTTCAGTTTGCCGGGAGGTGGCGAGGCTGAAGTAGCTGAAACAGTTACCGCTGGTGGTAAGATTTGTTATGAAGACGGGACAATTATTGAAATGCCTACATGGGCAAAGGTTATTCCTAGCGGTACCCAAATAACTGCTACTTACAAAGCTTTTAGTGATGAGATTAGTCTAATTGACGATGGCTCAAATGCTTTTGTAAGCAATGATGCTAATCGAACCCCTGTGGGTGGCTATATTGTTTATGAGACTGGTGAGATAAAAAACCCACCAGATTGGAATATAATCCCCGGCCCAAGCTCTAAAATAACTGCAAATTATCAACGCCGGATAAAAATACCTTTAAGGGTGCAAGACCGTTCTAAGGGGTACTTAACTGGTGACGGGTTTGGGTTGCTAAACTACAGCACTGGTACTGTGGGTGCACTTAAATGGGAAGGCCCTCCACACCCAACTACAGGCATACCTTTAGTCCCCGGTAAAGACGAGCCTATTTACGCTTATTATAGGTACACTAACGAGCAGGAGTGGGTGGCAAAAATAGCTGCACATGAAAGCAAGTGGGAGGAAGGTGTTGGCAGGACTGCTAATATCATGGCCTTTAGCCAGCATAATAAAGCGGTTAGGATAGAAGAAGCGAGCCCTCCCGGTGGTAACGACCCATCGGGACATTTAGAGATAAGTGAAGGTACGGTCGTACTAGAAGCTGCTGGTGGTGCTAAAGTAGTACTAGAAGGAAAAAAAATCTACTTAAACCCGTAAGTTAAAAAACCCTCAAAATTTAGGTAAGGCGTCATTTATATATAGTTAAGGCGAATTCAAGATGGCTTTAAAAGGAGTAGCAAGGGAAGACGATATTATTAAGCATTCAAACGGGAGTACTGGGAAAGTGGTCTCTGTGGGTGCACCAAATGTCTTCCTCGAAAAGAAAAAAATAGGTGTGGATGGGGACACTTGTTCTGCTGATGGAAGCAAGTTGATCGCAACCACTCAGACGGTATTTGCTCAAGGTAAGAAAGTCTTAAGGCTTTCGGACAAGTGCTCTGCGGGTGGGGTAATATCCGTTGCTTCTACTAAAGTTTTTGCAGGGGACTAAGGTATTAGAGGCTTAAGATGCCAACTACTGAATTAGTAATAACAGATAGAGGTGTTGAACAGATACCGTTTAAAGGTATTGGTTTGCCTACTAATTTTTACCCATACCCAAAAATAAAACTGGAAGAAGACCTAATCTTTGATTCTGTTATAACTATACTCTTAACTAAAAAGGGGCAACGTTTATTTGCTCCTACTTTCGGTAGTGATCTTTGGAAAGTACTATTCCAACCCGCTGACAATGCCACAGCCACTATGGCTGAGCAATACATCTGGGAGGCGCTTCGTTTATGGGAGCCAAGGATACAAGTTCTAGATGTTCGCGCAGGTATCAAAGAAAGTACAATTACAGTGTATATT